AGGGCGCATATACCGAGGATAATGACAAAGATACTCCCAAAATACAAGCTGGAGCCCAAACCAATCCCGGTGTATGACGTCTCACACATCGAGGTACCCAGGCATATACCAGAGATGATTCAAACTTTACTGAGCCAAAGACTAAATAAAGATAAACCAAGAGCAAAACATGAAACCCAAAACCCTCTACATTACTCAAAACTCAACATTCGAGAGTGATATCACTGTTCTAGGTTCCGACGGCGAACCACTTGACCTAACTGGGTTCACCAGCTCAATGTTCATCACAAAGTACTTTGGGTCCACAACCAAGTACGCTATCAACACAACGATCTTTGATGCAGTCAATGGTGTTGTTAGAGTTTCCATCTCGTCTGCTTCGACGAGACTTCTAAGCCCGGGAACTTTCCAGTATTCTATTTTCGTAAGTGACCTAACAGGCGAGACAAACATCATATTGTCTGGACAGGCAATCATCATTCCTACGGTATTCTAATCATGGCAGTAACAACAAGAGAAGGTCTGAAACAGTATGCCCTCAGGGCTCTAGGGGCTCCTGTTCTGCAAATTAACGTGGCAGATGAGCAACTAGAAGATAGACTCGATGAGGCGATTTCCTACTTTCAACTATACCACTACGATGGTATAGAGAGGATGTACCTAAAGCATAAAGTCACTCCTTCTGAGCTAAAGATTACAGGAACCAACGGTGCGGACTTTGTGGCAGGCACAGACATCATAGGTCTTTCTTCTGGAGCAAAAGCAACAGTCCAGAAAGGTTCCGACGGAAACACCATTAGAATTCGGGGCATTGGGGCCTATGACTTCGTGGCTGGAGAAATAGTTAGAGGCGGCGGCGGTTCAAACCCCATAGCTACTCTGGAAGCAACTGATTTCTTTGTTGAAGGCGACACTGAGAGAAAGTACGTTGAGATACCAGATATCATCTATGGTGTAATCAGAGTTATACCTTTTAGACAAGGTAGCAGCAGCGCCAACCTTTTTGATGTTCAGTACCAGCTTAGATTGAATGACTTGTATGAGCTGACGAATACGTCAATGCTCTACTACAGCATGGTTATGCAGCATATGACTATGCTTGATCAGATGCTGAACGGATACCCACAGTTTGAGTTCAACAGACTCGGTGGTAAGCTCTATATGCCAATCAACTGGAACAAGTTAGCTACTGATGATTACTTCATCATTGAATGCTACAGAGCTCTGGACCCAGAAACAAACAGGAAGATGTACGGTGAACCCTGGCTGAAACTCTATGTTGAGGCTCTGTTTAAGAAGCAATGGGCGACAAACCTCAAGAAGTTCCAAAATATGCAACTACCTGGTGGTGTTGTTTTGGACGGACAGGCGATGTATCTCGAAGCAGACAACGAAATACAAAGACTCGAAGACGAGCTCCAGAATAAATCAGCCCCCTTGGGCTTCATAATGGGATAAGACATGCCACTAAACCCATACTTCACTTCAGAAAACCAGACGCAAGGTTCTGATAACGAACAGATGGTCCTCGCGGACCTTGTGGAAGAGTCCATTCGTAACTTCGGGCAGGAGTTTTTCTACATCCCCAGAACCCTAGTAGCCAAGGATGAGATACTAGGCGAGGATAGGCTGTCGACCTTTAGCAATTCATATCCCATTGAGATGTATGTTGAGAACCCTACAGGTTGGGGCGGACAAGGTGAGTTCATATCCAAGTTTGGTCTTTACGTCGAGCAGTCAACCCAAGTGGTTGTGTCTAGGAGAAGATGGGGCGAACTCGTTCAAAGATTTGGGAAGACTATTCTACCTGAGAGACCAGCTGAGGGAGACCTGCTATACTTCCCCCTCACCAGAAAGCTATTTGAACTTAGATACGTAGAGAAGTCAACAAACTTCTGGACAATAGGTTCCATGCCTACATGGAGAATAACAATCGAGCTCTTCCAGTACAGCTCCGAGAGAATGGATACTGGAATTGAAGCTGTGGATGCCTTCGAAAGCCTTAAGACATTTGACGTCGACCAAGTCCCTAGCATAGACACCCAAGATAGCTTTGGTGACAATGATAAGTTTCTAGACGAATCGTCTAACATCGTAGTAAGATAATGGCCATACAACTAATCAATATAGGTGAAGAGCCAGGCGACGATTCTGGCGATCGCCTAAGAGACGCCTTTGAAAAGGTCGAGGAAAACTTCGACGAACTATGGTCTGAGCTCAGCACAGACGGCTCTAATCTCAAGGTAGCAAGAGTAGCCAGAACAGGTTCATTCAATGATTTGATAAACCGCCCAAACCCCTTGGCTGGGTCTTCTTCTGGTGAAGGCATTATCATAGGACCACCTGGACCTCAAGGACCGGCAGGGCCGCCAGGTCCACCAGGACCAGCCGGTGGTCCTGGTCTTGATCTTATAGATGACAACCTAATAACGTTCTTCACTAGCTGGAGTTCATCTAGAATCAACACCCTATTCACGGAACTGGATGACCTTTCAGACACCATCTTCAGAGCGCCTCCTGACGGTGGAGGAGGCGGCGGCCCTGTTCCCGATGGTACTAGGATTCTTTTTCCCGAGAGACCATTGGGACCACCGACTTACACATTGTTTGAAAGTGACGAGTATGGCGTGCCAACGGGAAACTCAGAAGTATTCATATACCCAGGACAGAGCTTCGTAACACTGACTCTTCAAACTACTGGTCATAGTGAAGGCGATCTCGTTCCTTTCGTCATTCTAAACTCAGATCCGGGAACTTTCCCAGGGGGCGTTCAATCAGGATCATTTGAGATAGATTCTGTTGGCGTTGGATACTTTCAGTTGATGGTGTATGGGTTTGGCGCCTCTCCTGACCCAACTTATAGAGTCATGGACCTAACGCTAAATAACAAGAAAGCTTCCTTAAGATTGTATTGGTTTGGCGAATAATGACTAAAAGAGATCTAAACTTTGGCAAACAGCCAAACGACAAAACAGGTGAAGACCTTAGGACTACCTTCACAAAGATCAACCAAAACTTCGACGAGCTATACTCTGCCCTCGGAGATGGTTCGGAGCTAATCGTATCTACGGTCGCCCTAACAGGCCAATACACCGATATCGACGATAGGCCAGCCTCCATAGATTACGGTGATCCTGACTTTGGTGGTAACGGTACATTCCTCCCAGGCAACAAGGGTATCAAAGGACCTCCTGGTCCTAAGGGTCCTGACGGGCCGCCGGGTCCTTTTGGATTTGGTGAACTAGAC